TAGAGACGATTCGACATATAAGGATTACTTAACATTAGATTTTGGTGGTGCAACATTTTCAGGTAGTATTAATGGTTTATCAGTATCGGGTGGAACAATCACTTCAGGTACTTGGAATGGATCATCTATTTCTACAACATATACTGCAGCTAAAGTTACTGCTGTAAATGCTGGAACAGGAATAAGTGTTGATACCACAACTGGATCAGTTACAGTAACAAACTCTGGTGTAACATCAATCACAGGTACAGCAAACCAAGTTACCGCTAGCGCATCAACAGGAGGTGTGACATTATCATTACCACAGAATATTCATACAGGGGCGTCACCAACATTTGGTGGATTAACAGTTAATGGTGGTGCAACAAGTGCTACATTTAGAAATACCACGGCATCATCAAACTCAAATGTTTGTATGGGTAATGACCAAACAACAAATGGCGCGGGTATTGCTTTATTAGGTAGTACTTTTACAGCGTCTGGGCAATATAGAGCAAGTGGTGGTTATGTTTATTCAAATTTAGCTGGTGGTTTAACATTACATGCTGAAGGTGCAAATAGTTTGTACCTAGCAACAAATGGTGTTGCCGCTATCACAATTAACTCAAGTCAAACAGTAGCGTTTGGTGGTAACTTAACCACACCAAACACAACATCATTTGGTTTACAGGATGTTGGTGGAACCGCATGGTTTAGACCAAGAGATGCTGCAAACAATTTACACATAAGAACGAGTTCTGGTGGAATTTATTTGGATACCAACGGAACAATTTACTTCAGAAATGTTGCAGGTACTGTTGAGGGTTATATAGATAGTAGTAATGGTGGAGGTAGACTTATGGATACCACATTATATGCGAATGCCGCTGCTATGAACCAGAGTGTAACAACAACAGCAACGCCAACATTTGGAGGTTTAACAGTTGGTAATGGTGTAGCAACTGGAAGAAGTACCTATGGTATTGCAAATGCTAACATTGTTTTAACATCTTCTGCAAGTGATGCCACAGGTTATTGTGGTATTGATTTTAGATCGGGTAACAACTACCCTTCTGATGGCGCTCAAATTTATTATGAAAATAATAGCGGCGGTACATCAGAGAGGGCAAAACTAACAATTAGAGTTGAAAACGACCAAGAAGATTTCATGGAAATCAGAGCTGGTAGAATTGATATTAACTCTAACACCGTATCCGGAGGTGGACAAGCTACTTTGGTTAATTTCCAATCTGCAGGCTCAACTGTTGCATATGTAACAAGCGGCGGTGCAATTTATGCTAGAAGTGGTAACCTTGTTAAAGATTTTGGTAACTCAACATATGCAACATCATTTAGTAATGTATCATCGGTAACTGTTACACATAACCTAGGATCAAAAGATGTTATGGTTATGGTATATGATAGTAACGATGAGATGTTCTGGCCATCTTCAATTGTAACAACAAATACAAACGTAGTGACAATAACTTTTGCAGCAAATAGAACCGGAAGGGTTGTTGTTTTGAGATAAAAATCTTATATTAAAGTATGTTAAGAGAAAATGTAATTGTTAGTGGCTCTTTAGATGTTAGCGGACAATATATAATACCTAGAGGACCAAGAGCTAATAGACCGGCTAATCCAGAAATAGGGTCTCTTTATCTTGAAGAATCTAGCAGTGGAAGTTTTGTTGCAACATATACGGGGGTACTAAATAGAGATGATGGTTGGGAGCCTGTTGGTTCACAAAACACAGATAGAATCGGCTTTTTATATAGACAAATAATTAACTACTCATATTTGGCAGGTGGTTACAAAGACGCATCTCCGTGGAAAAATGTTCATAGAACAACCAATGCAACAGATCAAACTGTTCACTTAGGTGAGTTAATGGACTATCCCGCATCGTATACATCTGGGGCTTGTAGTAAATCAATATTATTTGTTTGGTCAACAAATACAGATGGTGCGTGGAAATCCGCAACACAAATTCATTCGACCTGGACCACAGGTGTCCATATGGTAAACGAAACCGCGTATGCCCACCAATCCAAATGGGATTTAGCAAACGCTAGAGACGATCTAGGTACCTTGTTTCAAGAAACAGAATTTGCTTGGGTATTTGGCGGTGGTGTAGCAACCGTTGAAAAATTTAATTTAACCAATGAAGTTATGTACAGTGTATATTATCCAAATATGCAACCATACTTAACATTAAAAACATCTATTACCAGTTCATTAGGTTGTTCTGGGTTTTCTGATGAGAACTATGGTTATGGTTACGGGTCTGAAAGTGGCAATAAATTATTTTTTGCTACAGATACATTCACAAATAACCAACAATGGGGAGCTAGCGGTCAACAAAAAGGAATTAGCTCTAAATGGGGTAAAGGATATGCGGGTAATGAAGGAACATACAACGGAGGATATAACCTAAGAAGATGGAACGTATTTAATGAAACCAATATTGGTAACGTAGCAAAGCCGCATGGAAACTGTGGGGAAGAAAACTTTACAATGGGGCAAGATCACCAGTATATGTTAGGAAACTATGATGGTTTACAAAATAATACCAGTTGGAAATTTATCTATGCGACTGATACAGGTACTGTAAATCCATCTGGATTAGCTCCAGGTGTTAATGGTGGAACTTCATCAGGACATTGTGGTTGGAGAAATTAAAAAATGTATTTATAAAATATGCGTCACGATAATATAGAAATTAGTGGATCGTTAAGAACTCAAGGGGTAGCAAAACCACCAGCAGGATCTAGAGCGAACAGACCAGCCAGTCCAGTGACAGGCTCATTGTATCTAGAACAAGCTAGTAGTGGTAGCTTTCTCATGGTATATACTGGTTTAGATAATGGTGACAATGGTTGGGTTAGAGTATCATCACAAGTTAATTCAAACGTTGGATTTAAATTTAGACAAATTATTGCTGTTTCATATCTCGCCGGTGGTTATAAAAATTCATCGCCATGGAAAAATGTTCACAAAACAATTAATTCAACAGATCAGACTTCTCATATCGGTGAATTATTAGATTACCCAGCTTCATATACATCTGGCGCTTGTAGTAGATATATTTTCTTTGTTTGGTCAGTTAATACCGATGGGGCATTTAAAGGCCCTGATACTGTAGATGGTACAAGAACATCAGCAATTAATATGGCCAATGATACCAACTATGCACATAGTGTTAGATTTAATATTACCACAGCAAGAAGTGATTTAGGTACTATGCACAAAGAAACCGAGTTTGCATATATGTTTACCGGTGGTAGCTCAACTGTTGAAAAATTTGATTTGAGTAATGAAACCATTATGACAGGTTTTAATTTAACAACAATCAATGGTAGCGATGGTGGTTCTGCTTTTTCAGATGAAAATTTTGGATATGGTTGGACATCTGCTGCCGGAATTAAATTTAGCTTTGCATCCGAAACATTCACATCTACTGGTATGTGGGGAGCACACTCACAACAAAAAGGCATTAGTTCCAAAGTAGGGAAGGGGTATGCCGGTAACGAAGGTTCGTATAGTGGTGGTTATAATCTAAGAAGATGGAGCAACGCTAATGATACCAATATTGGTAACGTTGCTAAACCACACCCTAACTGTGGGGAGGAAAACTTTACAATGGGACAGGACCATCAATATATGTTAGGTAACTATGACGGTGCACAGAATAATACAAGTTGGAAATTCTTCTACGCAACAGATACTGGAACAACAAGTGTAAGTGGATTAGCCCCAGGTGTTAATGGTGGTACATCATCAGGACACTGTGGTTGGAGAGGTTAAAATAATTATAAAAAATGATATACGAGAATTTAGAAGTTAGTGGCAGTTTAAGATCGGATAGGGTTGTTAATAGACCTCCTAGAGGGCCTAGAGCAAGCAGACCGTCTAACCCACGTTCAGGATCATTATATCTTGAAACATCAACTAGCGGTAGTAGTTATTTGATGTTATATACGGGCGTTTCTAACATTGATGACGGATGGGAAAGAATAGCAGCGCAAGAAACACAACCAACTACATTTAGATATAGACAAATAATTAATTACTCATATTTGGCAGGAGGCTATAAAGATGGGTCACCATGGAAAAATGTTCATAAAACAACAAATCTAATTGATCAAACAACACATATCGGTGAATTATTAGACTACCCTGCATCTTATACATCAGGAGCGTGTAACAAAAGTATTTTTTTCGTATGGTCAGTAAACAGTGATGGTGGCATGAAATATGCTGGCGATGTATATGGCACATTTACATCAGCGATTAACATGGTTACTGATACAAGATATACCAACCAATCTAAATTTAATATTGCAATATCTAGAAGTGATCTAGGTACAATGCATAAAGAAACCGAGATGGCTTATTTATTTTCAGGTGGTTCCACCACAATGGAAAAATTTAATTTATCAAATGAGAGTTTAGTTACTGGCTTCGCATTAACAACAATCAATGGTAGTGACGGCGGAGCAGCATTTTCTGATGAAAATTTTGGATACGGTTGGACATCTAGTGCAGGAATAAAATTTAATTTCTCAAACGACACAGCAAGTTCGTCCACTCAATGGGGTAATCACGCACAACAAAAAGGTATTAGCTCAAAAGTGGGGAAAGGTTATGCTGGTAATGAAGGATCATATAATGGAGGATATAACTTGAGAAGATGGAGCAACGCTAACGATACTAATATTGGTAACGTAGCCAAACCATATGCTAACTGTGGAGAAGAGAATTTTACAATGGGGCAAGATTGGCAATATATGTTAGGGAATTATGATGGCACACAAAACAATGGCAGCTGGAAATTTTACTATGCCACTGATAGCGGAAGCAGCAGTGTAACGGGGTTAAATCCGGGTGTAAACGGGGGAACTTCTTCTGGCCATTGTGGATGGAGACAATAGTTGACAATTTGAAAAATTTTACTTATATTACAACAAAAACAATTTTATTTATGGAAGGTTACAAATATGACAGATCAAAAAGCTTAAATAACCCATTTGACGAAAAGCTGATGAAAATATCAGAATCAATGTCATTCGCATTACCAAAGTATAAAGCATATAATTTCGTTGGTGGCGCTCAAATAACCTCATACGCAAAATTAAAACAATGGTTATTAGAATTAAGAGGTAGAGAGGACGCAGTAGAACATCTAGAGTATACTGTTAGAAAAGCTGAGCTTGAGATTCAAATGGACGAAGAAAGTAAAGAATTCATTACAGATCCTAAAAGAAGGGAAATGGTTGATTTAACAATCGCTGACAAGTTGATTGATTTAAGAAAATTCAAAAGAAATCTTAAAGATGCTTATAGAGAAAGACAAGGATTTATTGAACTTATTAAAGAATTTTTAGAAACCGATGATGCTATCTTACCAGATGGTACAAAACTTATCGATGTATTTGGTAATCCAGAACTAGAAGAAAAATATGAGCATGAATATTGGACAGTTCGTATGGCTAAGCAAGCTATGCTGGATATGATATCTTACGGAAGAATAGGAACTGGTAACTTAGATTCGATTTTAATGATGGACCCAGAACAACAAAAACAAGTTCTATCTTTAGCTTCATCATACACAATATCAATTGATAGAAATATTAATCAATTAATGTCACAAGCAACAACAAATCATTTTTCAATTGAGGAATCATTAAAAAACCAATTGAAGTTAGATAAACCAAATAATATTCAAACAGAAAAATTATTATAATGACGCACATTATTTTTAAACTACAGGGTAACGTCCCGGGTTATATTCAGGTTATAGGTATGTACCTAAACTACAATTATGGCAGAATTGCAGACGAATACAATGATATGAGAGTTGAATTGAATCGTTTAGGAGCAAGCATTATTCCGCCTGAAGTTGCTAGAGGATTTGTATTTGCTGACATCTATAAAGATTATATTAGCGTGAGAACAAACTCACACATTATGGATGAAATACCACAGCTTGCTGAGTCTGGTGAAACTGATGAACAAAAAGTGAAACACTTTTTAACTGACGAAGATAGAGCAGCTGGCATTGCATTCAACAAAGCTGTAATGAAAAAAGTTGTTGCAGATAGATTTTCAGAAAGATATAAAGAGCTAATGGTTGATGCGTCAATATTAGAAAAAGATACTTGGGAAGAACAAAAGAGAGAAGCGTTTGGTTGGACAGCAGATAGCGATTATCAAACACCAATCATTGATGCACTATCTACAGGTAGAGGAATTGATAAAGCTACATTTGTTCAAAAAATTATTAACAATGTAACCTCATATAATACTAAGTTAGCAAACTTATTATTAGAACAGCAATTGTTAGAAGAAAGAATTAAAGCTTGTCAAACTATTGCTGATTGCCATAGATTGAAACACGAGAAATTTGGTGTGGCCATGAGTAAGCAACAAAAAGAAGATGAAAATGTGCCATTTACTCCTTTGACATTGAAAATGGACTTTTAATGAATTTAGCAATTAACGGAACGTGCGCTAAGGGATGTTCATTTTGCTTTACAAAAGAAGACGCAAGATTAAAACACACTTTAGGTAACATGACAATAGAAATGGTTGATAAAGTTATCAACCATTATCATTTAGATTCGCCTCATGAAGAAGTAACTATACTTGGCGGTGAACCAACACAGCACCCAAACTTTATTGAGATCCTTGATTATATTTTCAGCAAGAATATGAAGATAAATCTTGTTAGTAATTTTCTGTTTGGCAAAGCAACCAGAGATTATCTAATTGATAACATAAAGAATATCAGATGGGTATTTCCAAATGCAGCTGAGCTAAATGAAAAAAACAGGATGGTCGTTTTTAAAAAGAACTATCTAGAATTTTATAAAGCTTATGCTAACACATGGGGGTTTGATACAAACCCAAGACTTTATTTGGCGATAACCATGTCAAAAGATTGGAAGGATAGAAACTTTTATGATTACATAAAATGGTTATACCATGAATTAGATGGTAAAGTAAATGCAATTAGAGTTGGTTTAGATCTTACTGGTACCTATTTGATTAATAATAAAGAAATGGGCGCTGAAATAACTAAGATTCTTAAATTTGGTTTATATAATAAGGTTAAGATTACATCTGATTGTCAGGTGCCCCCTTGTTTATGGGAAGGTAAAACAAAGAAAGCGGTGTTGGAGAATTCTTTAAATTTTGCAACATTTAAAATACCTGAATATGATACCATATGTGGATTTATGCCACTAGATGTTTTTCCTGACGGAAGTTCAATTCATTGTTACCCATTACAAGATAAAGTAAAGATTGACAATGTTTTGGAAATTTCAGGAAAAAACGGTATATTAGGACTAAGGGACAAGTTCGATGAACTATATACCATAAATCATAAAAATTATACAATACCACAAGGTTGTATGGATTGCGTATTCTATAAGAACGAATGCAATGGAATATGTGGTGGTTGTTTAGAAGGATCAAAGTAATGAAAAAAATATTTTCAATCCCTTTTAATCCAATGCTTTCGGAAGAAGTATTTGTGAACAAAT